ACAGTTTCCTCAAGCGAGAGCCCTGCCGTTTTAGCGACATTACCGATAGGCCCGATAGCTGCCGAAAGTTCAGAAATGCTTAGTTTAGAAGCCAGCGCCCCCTTGGCCAGCACGTCAATCGCACGAGCGGTGTCCTGAGTTGAGATACCAAACCCAGCCATTACGTCCGACAACTGCAATGCGATAGTGCGTAGGTCTCCAAGCTGGCCGGTGGCGGGGTCTATCTCGGCTCGAGCCACGTTCATAGAGCGGCGCACCAGCTCCATCGCGTCCGCAGTCTGCAGGCCAGCTTTTATCATCTCGGCCAGAGCCTGGGCCACCTGGTTCTCAGAAAAAACTTTGCCCTCAGCGGAGAGTGCGGCGATTTGCTGCTTGACCGCGCCTAGGTCTTCTACTCCTGAAGTGGCGAGCGTGTTGAGCGCGATTTGATACCCCTGAAACTCTCGTTTGGACTCTTCGACAAACTGTCGGACGGCTTGGGTAGCACCAGACAAGGCATTGGCGAGGGCATTCCCGATGAACGACGACAAAGCGCCGAGGCCAATCTCCTGGGTCACCCCCTGCTTGAAGCCCTCGCCAAACTGTTTACCCCCCGCTTCCCCGCCAGACTTAGCTTTCTCCTCCGCATCTTTCACGATGCTGCCCAGCGTGCGGAGGAACTCGTCCTCGTTGTCGAAGCCGAGTCGGTAAACTAGGTCACCAAGGTCTAAGCGCTCTGCCATGTCAGTCCTTGAGGAATCCTTTGGCTAAAGCCGTCACAGGTAACCACCAATACTCACCGGTGTGTTTCTTCCGCTCCTCTGCCGCCATCACCTGAGTGATTCCCAAATCGAACACCAGCGCGGCTGTGCCGCTCAGTTCGAGGAGCGCTGAGGGTCGGACGCCATAACGCCGAGCGCACTCGTCGAGGGCGTAGACAGCCGCAGTTTTTTTTGGAGCATCTCCCCCAGGGCGCTGTCCACGCCGTTTAGCGCGGAGATTCTGCGGATGGCCTCAAGCGCCTCGGGGATGGTTAGCCGCTCGATCTGCACCTCGCCAGGGTTTATCGCACAGGCCAGAATCCAGCGCTGGGCGGTCTCCACCAGTTTGTTCAAAAGCTCCTCGTCTGCGGATTGTCCCCGCTCCTGGGCTGAGACATAAGCAAATAAAAACCCAGGAAGGTCTTGCAGCGCTACCGCCCACTGAGCAGGCGTGAGCGCACGAAGCACCACGGGTTGCCCACCTACCCGTACCGACCAGTCGTCTGATGCAGGCAGACCAGGAATAGGCTCAAGCCGAGCTAGCCGGGCCCGTAACTCAGCCAGCTCGGCTTGAAGTTGAGCGATTTGCTCACGCTGCGTCATGCTTAGGGAGCCTCGATGAAGACGCTTACCAGTTTGTTTTGCCCCGAGTCGTACTGGGCCGAGATGGTGAGCGGAACGCTCATGCCGGTATCCCCACCTGCGTTGAGGGTGATGTTGCCGTTGATACTGGCAATCGCACGGTGGAAGACCGCAATGAGCTTCCGCCCGTCCGTCCACTCTTCCTCAATCTTGAACTTCCGCTCGACCAGCGTCGAGCGAGTGCCAATGGGAAACTCCGTCCGCCCCAACCGTACCCAGGTGTAGTCCACCTCGAGGGTGGCCCCACTGGGGATTGCACCGCTGGCCAGACGGTAAATCAGGGTGCGGCCAAACGGATCGCGGGGCACCAGGATGTAGTCGGTACCGGCCACATAGGTGGTAGTACCGCCCACGTTGGTCACCGCCGGCGCAGGCGTCGGTACACCCCCCACCAGCTTGACCGGATTGGCCAGCACTGCCACTCCGTTCGCATCTAGCGTCACCTGCTCATTCGTCACCACCACATCCCCAGGGGCAAAAGTGGTGAGGTCGGCGGGTTCCAAACCCAATGCGAGTTGCAGATTCGCCTCGGTCATCTCATGCATGACAAGCTGGATTTCCGCGCTCTGCTGCTCCACGGCCTGCTTGACCAAAAGCCGGGGCTGCCCGTCGAACTTCTGCCGGGTGGTCTGGGAGATGTTGAGGGTGGCGTCGGCTCCGATCAAACCCAATGGGTTGAGTGCGGCCTCAGGCGTTCCCACCGGCCCCCAGAAGCACCGCGCACCGGCGCTAAAACCTACCTTGCTGCTGTCTACCAAAGAACGTGCCATACGTTATACCTCCTAGATGTACGTGATTTCCAGCGTCGCCGCGACGCTGATGTATTGCTGGCCGGGCTCGAGCTCGACCTGTTCGCTGCCGCGCCAGGCTACGCGACGGATGTGTTGGGAAGTCCAGCGCGCTTCAGCCGTCCAGGTCTCGAGGGCCTCCAAAATGTCGGCGGCCTGGAAGACATCCTCAGCGTAGATAAGCACTGTTACGAGCCAGATTTTCTCGGGCTGGCTAGGCCCCCCGCGCCCGGCATTTTTGCTGCCCAGCCGGAGCACCACGCCCGGTATTGGATGAGGCCGCAGCCGCACTGAGTCGCCCACGATGCGGGCTCCACTGGACAGGGTGCTGGCCCCACGCCGGTGGCCGGTCAGGTCTATGAGCGGCTGATACGACTCCAGCCCTTCGTACAGCTCACGGATGGCCTGCGCCTTAGCCACGGCGATACCCCCTGACAAAAGCCTCGGGAGCTACCGCCTTTAGCCGTTCGCCAATCACCCAACGCAACACCGGGGAACCGACCTTGCCTTTGTCCAGGTACTTGCTGGGTTCACCTTTGGTGATCCAGGTACCAGTAACACTACGACGCCCAATGCGCCGCACACCGGTAGCACCCCCGATGGCATAGTCCAGGGTGGAGCCTGGCCCTCCGATGTAGATACCCGCAGCCAGCCGGGTTAAACGTTTACCCCGACCTCTCACTGATGGATGGCCTACCCGGCTAGCCCAGACCGCCAGATTGGGCGCGGTGCGGAAGGGGACAAAATGAGGGCGAAAACCGCGCTCGAGGGCTACGTTTTTGATGTTGCCCGGCAAGCCCCAGAGTACGCCGCCTTGCGGAAGCTCGATATGAGTGATGCTGTTGCGGCGTTCGCCCAGGTTCAGGTGACGGGTAGCCCGTTGCTTGGCCTCATTGGTCAAGGCTACCGCCACGCTCACCAGACCCCGCTGGAGTTTGCGGCGAAGTTTGGCCTTGGCGCTGGGGGTCATGTTACCTCCCGACGAATCAAGTTGAGCCGCCAATCAGGGCCCGCGTTGCTGTGGCTCACTATCCGCCATAGCGCAGCCTGCCCCGCAGGGTCTTCAGTTTCTACCCAATCGGCCTGGCTTAAATCGCTGGCTGTTAGTAGATAGAGTGTCGCATTGAACAAGCCCTCCAGCGCTGCGGCTCGCTCCCACGGTCTGGTAGGAGATGCCAGGTGCGCGGGCTGCTCCAGCAGCAATTCGGCTTCCTCAAGGCGGGGGAAGCCCGCCTCGAGCTGTGTATCCCCCCGGTAGATGCGCGCCACCACGTTGGTCATACCAGCGCCCCTCCTACCGCGTTGCGGTATATCCCGAGCCAGGTTTCGGCCTCGGGTGCGATGAGCTGGCTGAAGCGCATGCGGTAACTGAGGTCTCCACGGGAAGCCTGCTCGAACTGGCTGCGCTGGGCATCAGAGAGGTTGAGGTAGGCGTTGACCAGTAGAGAAGCGGCTTTGAGCACAGCAAAAGGAATCTGAACCCGTCCTCTCACGAGTTCAACGGCGTAATAGCCCGGCTGCCAATGTACTAAAGCGCCACTCTCAAGCCGATACAACCCATCTTTTGCCAGCACCCAGTTGGTACCGGTAGGCATGGGGTAACCGTTGATGGTGTTGACACTCTGGGTATCGGGGGGCAACAGCAGGGCTACCGCCAGAGAGGTCAACCGAATAATGATGGTCTCAGTTCGGGTAGACCCCCACACGCAACCGGTATACGCCTCAATGGCGGCTTCCGCGTAGCGCAGCGCCGGTTCAGCCAGCGCATGAGTAGCTGGATAGCCTGCCATCTGAAGCACCTGGTCGCGGTGGGGGTTGAGCCACATGGCTATTTCTCCGGGTCAACGACCTCGAGGTCGTACTCTTCGGCGTACTCCTCAAACTGGGCCGGAGTCAGCAAGGCCACCCCGGTGCGCTCTACCACCACATCGCCAATCACCACCCGGCCATAGCGAGCAGTGGGTTTGAGTCGCACGGGGATGAAACCGGCAGTTACCGTTTCAGGCTCCGGCACAGTGAATTCTTCATCGCGCTTTTTAGGCATCACTCACCCCCATTAGCGAGGCCGTACACCGCTGCGCCGCACGATGGCGTCGGGCCACTGATAGCCCAGGCCGACAAACTCCTGCAGCTGCAGTACGTCAATGAAATTCTCGCGGCGGAAAGGTTCGATCCGGATTTGCAGCGCGTCGCCGATTACCGGGATGTCCCGGTGCACCAGGTAGATAGTGCTGGCGTCGGTGCTGGTGCCCTGGGTCTCGTTGGTGGGCAGGTGGGGCACGGAGTAAATCGGGATGCCCCGGTGCACCCCGATGGGCATGGGGCCGGGCTGGTTGGCGAAGCGCTGCAGCCAAGCGTCCCCTCCAGGGGTCTGCCGGGCGGCCAGGATGTCGCCGTAGTCGTCACCCAGGGCTACCGGCAGGTAGTACGCCAGCCGGTTCACGTCGCTGCGGTAGCGCACCGGCATGGCCCGCAGCAAGCTGGTGAGGATGTCCTGGCTAAACGCATCGCCGTTAGCGGAAGAAGCCACCACGGTCACGCCGGTTTTGTAGCGCAGCCCCAGAATCTTGGTGGGGTTGGGGCTCACGCCGTTGGAGAGGAAGAACGCCCGGTCTTCCTCGTACTGGGCCGCGCCCCGCATGGCCGGGAGCAGCACGCTCTGGATGAAGCTGGGGCCCTGGGCGTTGAACAGCGAGAAGCTATCCGGCACCGATACCTTGGAGTTGAGTTCGGTGACCTCGATCTCGAAGGTGTCCAGGGTGGGGTCGCTTTCGCTGATGGCGGTGGTGGAGGTGCGCCCCCAGGTGTGGGAGATGCCGCCCCGGTCGAAGCGGGGGAAGGTGCGCTTGTTGGTCCCGCCCATCGGCACGCTGGTCCAGTGGTTACGGGCGATGATGTCAGGCTCTGGGCGCACCACAAACTGCCGGGCCAGCTCGTTGTAGATGACGGTGCCGTTAGCTTCAACCGTGATGGCCCGCATACTCAGCCCGTTGCGGCGCAGGATGTTCTCAATCTCCTGCATTTCAACGGACGTAGGTTGGCGCCGCTGCATCTGGGGAATCACCGAACGCATCAGCACCAGTGAGAGCACATCGTCTGCGCTGTCCCGACGCGAACGCACCGACACGCCGCCGTCGGTGACCACCGCCAAGGGCGGCTCGGGTAGCTGGGCCAGGGCCTCGGTCACGGCTCGAGCAGCAGCACGGGCCGCACGCTCTTCCATACTGGGCTCGCGTCCGGCACTCTCCAGCCGCTCGCGCAGCTCTGCGTTGGCTTCAAGTTCCTGCCGGGCCTGGGCCTGGGCCTGGGCTGCCGGGGCGCCCTCGGCCTCGAGTTGGGCGGTACGGGCTTGCAGCCAGCGCTCGGTTGCTGAAAGCTGTTGTGGGGCTGCAGCGTTCTGATCAGCGTTACTTGCGGCGGGTGCGGACTGGGCCGATTGAGCGGCATTAGCTTCGTCGCGGGCCCGCTCTTGCGGCGTGCGAAAGTCCAGGTTGATGTTGAGGTCAACCTGGTTAGGGCTGGGCTGGCGGTTGTCTGCCTGGTTGGCGCCAGTCTGGTTGTTTGCCTGGTTCTGATTCATACGATTTACCTCCTCATGTGCATTGACTCTCATCCCGATGCCCAGTAGGGTGTGGCGCTCGAGGTGGGCGCGAGCGCGGCGAGCTACCTCCTCACGGGATAGGGTCGCGATGGGGGGCACCTCAAACCGCCCGGCCTCGAGGTCGGCCAGGGCCCGCTCGAGCAACCCGTGGTCCACCGCGTGGGTGCGGGCGTCGTGGTGAGGGAACCACATCAATCGAGCCGCTTCGGCCAGGCTGGATGTGGCAAAGACGGCCGGGTCTACCACGGCAAATTGCCAGGGGGCCAGGACTTCAGCCCGAATCTCCAGCACCTCCGCCCCCGGCACCGCCGGAAGGTCGGTGAGAGTCAATCCGGCTAACTCTGGCTCGGATGCCAGCCGATAGTAGACCTCGCTCTCCTGCTCTCCTACCCGCTGGGTGCGGGATTCAAGGGGCACGAACTCCAGGCTGGCCCCGGTAATCCGGCCCGCCTCGACGAGCGCTCGAGTCTCCGGGTCGAGCACTTCTACCTCCACCTCGAGCTGAGGAGCAAAGTCCACCCGCCGGGCCAGACCCACGAAGGGCTTGCCCTGGATACCCCGCAGCTCCGGTAAGTTGTGCTGCAGGCTGATGGTGCGGTGTTGCCAGAATGCCGGCAGCCAGTCCCGCAGCAGGGCCTCGACGGTAATGGTGGTGCCGTACTCATCCACCACCGTGTCGTTGCTGGCCCGCACCAGTATGACGCCCTGGCGTAGCTGGCGCAGTTGCAGCGGGATGCGGTGGGTAGTGGAGCGGGTGAGCAAAGAAATAATCCCCCTAAAAGGTGCCCGGTGGGCCTTCCCCTAGGGGGATGTATGAGTTAACTATAGCACAGGTTTTGTGGAATTGCTTTCCAGGTTGTGCTTTTGGGCAAACGACTCGAGTTCGCCTTTGGCGGCAGCCATCATCTGACGGGCCACGCTTTCCGGCACTTCGAGTTCTTCGACGAGGTAATTCACCCCGTCCTCGAACTCAAACGCAGAAAGATCTAGCTTAGGGGCCTCAACCATCCCAACCTCAGCCCAATTAAATCATCCGGGCGATGCGTTTTTTGGACGATGCCGGTTCAGGCTTGGTTTCCCCGCCCCGAGCCCGACTTACTTCCTGCCAAGCTGCCCCTTCGGAGTAACCGAACACCTCCACCAAAACCGCAACGGCTTCTTCCTCGGTGAAATCGGGGTCAGCGGCGTCGAAGACCCGCTTCGGGTCCCAGGTGGCTTTTACTCGCGTCTTAGCCATCCTCGCTCCTCAAAAATACGCTCGAGCGCCTGAGCAATCGGCTCAAAGTCGTCATCCAACCACTGCTCAGTATACAGCCGTTGGGCATCCGGATGTGACTGCCGCCGCCCAAGCTGGCGCAGCAATACCGTGTCCTGTGAGGTGGCCGCAACGTACTGAGCATAACTGCGGGCGAATAGTTCCTGGGGCCGCAGAAAATACTCGAGGTCTTTCCCGCGCGCACGCCGACGCAAAGTCTGTGTCCCCCGTTGAAGGGCGACGATTTGCCCATCGCTCAGACTCTTTAGATGCTGATATGCCTGAGACGCTTTCACTGCTGCCCACCACTCCGATAACTCTCCGGTTTGTGAAGCGAACTGGCCTGGCATTTTAGATAAGAGCAAATCCGCCTGATGGCCGAGCTCATGAAGAACTTCGAAAGCTTCGGCGGCAATCTCGTTGGAGATAATCAGGGCATCGGGAACGCCGGAGAACTGATCGTATTCGAAAGCTGCCGGGGCAGGCCGGTTATCCTCGTCGCGAATACTCTCCCGACGCACCCTAACCTGGAAGAACTCGCGTGAACCGTAACCATGGACCCGTGCGGCAGATTGAACGGCTAGACGAACTGAGCGAAAAGCCTGCCCACTTGGAATCGCCACGGTAACCGATAGAGAGAGCCCGGCTCTGCGATACACCGAAGCCCGAGGCCGGGCTTCGCGCTCCGGTGCATCATCAGAAAAGCGAGCCGACTCCGAGCCAAGCATAACCCCCACCACCGTACACCGGCAGTTCACCACCTCCCCCGCCGGCGCCCCCAGGCTGCGGTCGCCGGGGTACATCAGTCTCGAGCCCGCCGGGGTGACGAAGGGCTCGTCAATGGGCACCGTCACCCCGTCCATGCGGCGGTGGTCGAACCTCGACGAGCCCTGGGCCACCCGCACCCGGTTATCCCGCGCGGTGAGCCAACGCTTGTGGGTATAGCCCTGGGCCAGCAGCGCTTCGTACTGGGCCCGGTTGGCCCCCGAGTTGTACAGCGTGCGTACCAGACGCTCGGCGGAATAGAACTCCGCTCCGTATTCCCGCTGCACAGCCTGGATGATCTGGGCGGTGCTCTTGTTCTGGCTTCGCAGCTCGGCTAGCCGCCGGGCCAGGATGGCCGGGTCGGTGAGGGTGCGCCAGTAGCTCGAGAGGTCGCTTTCAAGAAGTTTTTTGAACTCCCGCTCGAGCGTTGCTGTGCGTGGATCATTGGGAAGGAAGCCGTATTGTAGGGCGATCTTCTGCCCCAGCTCGACCAGGTCAGCGCTGAGGTCAGGGGTGGGGAACTCCAGGCCAGCCTGCCGGATGAGCTGCTCGAGCCATATCGCCTCGGGGGGCGGGGTGCGCACGGTTATCAAGCGCTCCAGGGCGGGGCGAACCCGGCGAAGCACCAAACGTAACCAGCGCAGCCGCCAGGCTGCTGCCCGCTGCCATAGCAATCCGGCGTACTCCGCCACCGCCGCTTCGACCTCGGCCAGGTGGCGGCGACTGGTGCGGGGGTTACTCCGGGCTGCCATCATCGGGGCCGGGTGGGGGCATCAACCCCCCTACGGGAACCAGCCCGGCGGGCACCAGCACCTCGTCGTCCCCCCTGGGCTCGTAGCCCAGCAGTTCACGGGCCTCGTCACCGGTCAGCACTGGCCGCCCGGCGGCTTTTATGACCGCTTCGATGAGCTGCTGCAGGATGTCCACATCGCGGAACTCAGCTACCAGCCGGTAGTCGGTGATGCCCAACCCTGAGGGGGGTGGGGTGCGCAGGAGGCGATTAAACATAGCCAGCAGGGGGGCCGCGAAGGGCTC